AGCTGGTAGTCCTGGCTGTCGGCCTCGAGGTATATATCCTCGCCGAATATCTGGCGCGCCTGTAACAGCAAGTCATCGCGGATATCCGTGTAAAGGGGGATGTGGAGACCGCTTTCATCAATAGTCGGCTTCGTGTACGGCACAGGATCACGCCCTTTCTATGAAATATTTAACAGCCCTGAGCCATTCCCGCTGATTTGCACGCTGAAGGCTCCAAAGTTGGTCTGTACAACGCATACTGCGGAATAGACCCGGGTTTGCATATCAATATTGCTGTCGAAAGCTGTCAGGCTTTCGACTCCGGTGGTACCTAATATCCGCTCGGATATTATGAGGTCGATAAGCTCCGCCCGGCGATCCGGCGCGTGGAATGTATTGAGGATCTCCTGATACAGCGGAAGGCCGTCCTCGGTGTTCTCCCACCATTCACCTTGCAGAAGGAGTAACCGGGTCTTCGCAGCCTGCGCCGCCGCCTCGCGGCCCTCATAAAACTGGTCACGGCGCCCGAGCATATAGTCGCCGTCCTCAGTGAGCTTGCGGTATTTCATTCAATCACCTACATTCACATTCCCGCTTGCCGCAGTTATAGTCCCGGAACCCCCCGGGTATGTGACGGTATCGCCGATGCGGGCAATGCCCCTACCGTTCGCTTTGACCGACCCGGACGCAGAGGAAACATATCCTGTACCGCAGTGAGGACAGTCGTGCGTCACACTGTCGTTGAGCCTTGCTGCTGGGCGCCCGTTTATAAACACGTCGGGGCTGCCTTCTGAGATCTCGCCTATGACCGAGTGAGGGCAGCATAGCGACCCGTGACCGCACGTCCCTCTGTGCTGATCGCCTTTTCTCGCCGCTCCGTGCATGGCCGTCACCTCAATTCAAGTTGATGCTGGGCGCTTTGATGTTCACGCTACCACCGGCGACCTCGACATAAGTGTCCTTGCTTTCGTTCCGAAGCATGATTGACGATGAGGAAACGGCTTTTACTGCCTGGGGTGCGCTTGAGAAGCCCAGGAGCGCCATCGCGTCTGAAAGGTCATGGCGGCGTTTCTCCATCTGGTCCTGGACCCCGCCTGACTGCCACCACCCGTCTATGCACATGTCGGAGAATACGAGCAGGCATTCGTCCCCTTCCCTTACGGGGAAAGTCAGCCGAAACCCGCCTCCGCCGGGGAACTGCACCGGCACATCCGAGAGTACCGGAAGGTCTAACGACTGCCCGGCGCCTCCGACTTGGACATTCTCCCTTATTGCCGGCTGGACGGACGCAGTCTGGGCTTCGGCGTTGAAGCTCATGACTATCCCTGGCATCGCCACCCGGAGGTTGGCCAGTTCGTTTTCGATTGCCGATCTTTGCTGTTCGCTGGGATCGTCAAACCGTTCACTAATCCCGGAATTGCTCATGGTGCCGTCACCGCCCTTATGTATTGAATGATGCGCCGGTCAATGGGATCACGCCCGGCTGCGCGATGCCCGTTAAGTCAGTGTACCAGTCCTGGCCACGGGTATCGCCAATGTGCTTGAGCGATATGATTTTATAAACGCCCGTGCTCAGCGCGCCCGCCTTCGCGTCCTGCTGCACGAGGCCGTTGTCGATGTGTACGAGCTTGTTGAGGTTCAGCAAGGGGTTGAGCAGGCATCGCGCCTTGACGCCGTCGTCGGTCTGCTCCGGAGTCCCTATGAGGCCGCTGGCCGGCGTCAGGCTGATTATCTCGTCAGTCGGCAGGTCCATCGGTTTGACAAGGTTGATCTTCCGGTCGCAGACATAGAACAGCGCGCCTTCGCCTTTCGCTATGTTCCGCGCATAGTCTTTCGGCTGCCCGAACATAGCTTTACCGCGCGCAAGCTGTGTGCCTTTCAGGTTCCCGCTTAAGCTCCCGACGGACATGTCGGGGTCGGCAATGCCCGCCATACCCTTTATGACGTCCTCAGAGGTCTGCCCGGCGGCGTAGGATACCGAGATGAAGCCGCTATTGAGGAAAACGTCGCCGTCCTGCGCGATGAGCTCTGTTATTTTATTTGTCGACGCTTCGCCGCGCTTCATGCTGCGCACAATGTCGCCGTCGAAAATAAGGCCGTATTGAGGCCCCACATACCCGGCTTCGATGATCACGCGGGTTCCGTTCGTGAGGATATTGTTCTGCGTGTTCGCCGAGAGGTTGAATATCTGTATGATTGAGGGGTTCGGGTCGGATGACATGCTTTTTTCCACTGTGAATGTGCACCGGAGGCTCGTTACCTCGATGCCGCTCGTTTCCGACGTGCCGATTATCAGCTTATATCTCCTGCCGTACAGCACATTTCCGGCGTATTCAGGCAATAGTATCACCCCAAACCAATTGATAGCTGGCGCCGAGATTCGAATCGTCCGGGTTCGCGCCCGGATCCGTTGGGCCGACCTCGACGATCGTCGCGCTGCCGAGCCCGAGGTACCGTACCTGCTCGAGCAGGTCCGCCGCCGGGTACTGACCGGTAAGGATAGGCAAAGAGTCGACCAGGGTGCGCCGCAGTTCCGGGTCGTGGATCGTCATGCACCAATATTCCGCCACGCTGTTATAACGGAGCGCAAAGACGAGCCTGCGGTTCTCGCCGTCGATTGGTATTGTGCATGTGAAGGTTTGGTTAGGGGCTGTCGTAAGAGGAATAACATACATGGCCGCCACCTACGCTATCCCGAGCTGGGACGAGGCCTGTCTCAGTATGGACTGCCTCGGCGGGCTCGCGTCCGGCTGCTTCGCCCCGCTGTTCGTGCTGCCGGTCTTTTGGGGCGCCGCGCTTGCGCGCGGCGAGATCGTCACGGTTTCGGTGGTCACCACTTTTACCTCACGCATCATGACGTAAGCCCGGAGCGCGTTCATGGTGGAGAAATCGTCCGGGGAAGTTATCGTGGTTATCTTCATGTTGCGGTATATCCGCAGCCGCGTGACGACGGTAAGGAGCTTGCCGTTGGCCTGGAGCTTCCGCAGTTCGTCGTACGCCTTGACCGACCGTGCGCCGCTTCCGTAATTCGCAGGGTCGATGGCGCTGTCGGTGACCCCGACCTCCATCGACACCTCGTCCGGCTCCATATACTCGTGGTCCGCGATATTGGCCCCGGTCTCGACGGGGTGTTCGGTAACGGTCAGCTTTGACGTGTGGTCGGTTTTGAAAAGCGCGTCAAAGTACAATCCGCCAATACTAGGCCGGATCCCCACCAGCATTACTGGATCACCCCTTTCATATTGCGCGTCCTGAGCTCCTGCATGCGGTCTATAGCCTGTGCTGTGGCTTGCGGGTCTCCCGACCCGTATATGTTATACGTCGTGCTGGCGTCGATCTCGCGGTTGTCGGCCACACTGCTCGATCCGCCGGCCGCACCAGCAGCCGCGCCAGCCGTCGCCATCTGGCCCATCGAATGCATAGCCGCCGCAGCCTGATCGATGAACGTCTGCATCTTGTCGAACATGGCCGTAGCCTTCCCGCCGCCGCCATCGCCGCCGAGGCTGTCGCCGCCCATGCCGATGAAGTTCGCTGCCTGTTTGAGCATCTGCCTTGCCCGGCCGGGTTTGGATAGCGGGATGACAGCTTCAGGCTGGTCGCCTTCGGAGATCCGGGCGTCATGCTCGGCTGTGGAGACGACGCCCTCCGCGTGACCGGAGCTGCTGCCGCCGCCACCTCCGAATATGCCCTTCAAGCCGTCCCAGATGCCGCTTGCAAAACCGCCGACCCTGTCCTTGATCCAGGACCCCATCGACGAGATGCCGTCCCACAGCGAAGATATGAGCGTCTTGCCGAGGTCCAGGAGCATCCCGGGCAGCGACGCAAGCCCGTTGAGCAGCGCGCCGACGATCTGCGGGACGGCCGCGACCAGCTGCGGTATCGCGTCAACAATGCCGCCCACAAGCGAAATGACCAGCTGTATGCCCGCTTCGATCAACTGCGGAAGCAGGTCAACTATAGTCTGCACGATCATGGGGATCAAGTCCATGACAGCCTGTATGAGTTGCGGGAGGGCCTCTATGATCCCGTTGATCAGCGCCAGTACCATTTGTATGCCGGAATCGATTATCCGCGGCAGGTTGTCCACGATCGCGGCGACGACAGAAGTGACCAGGTTAACAATTGACAAGATGATCGCCGGAAGCGCGTCGACAATACCGAGTATCAGCGACATGACGAGCTGGATCCCCATTTGTATAATATCCGGCAGCATCCGGACGATCGTGTCGATGATTTTGATTACCAAATCGATCGCCGCGTTTATGAGACGCGGGATCATGCGCACCAGACCGTCGACGAGCGAGAGCAGTATCTTTATGCCGGCGTTGAGTATAAGCGGGAGGTTGTCCAGCAGCATTTCGACGACCAGCGGGATTATTCCGAGGATCGCGTCTATCAGCTCCGGCAAAGCCTCTACGATCCCTTCAATGAGCGCCAGCAGCATGTCAATGCCGGCCTGTATGATCATCGGCAGGTTTTCAGAGATGATCCGGATAAGAGACCCCACTATATCGACGATTGCCTTGATGATGACCGGGAGGGCCTGTACCAGCCCGTCGACGAGCGCCAGGACAAGGCGCACGCCTGCTTCCAGCAACTGGGGGAGTGCCCCCACAAGCGTCGACAACAGCCTGTCAACAACGCCGATGGCGGCCTCGGCCAGCCGGGGTACCATGTCCACGATGCCGGATATAATCGACGTGAGCAGACGCGCCCCCATGTCAATGAGCATCGGCAACAGCTTGAGAAGCAAGTCCAGTATGGTATCCACTATACCCCCTAAGACCTGCACGAGCCGGGGCAGGTTGTCAGTGATGACCTTGACAATGCCCTCGATCACCTGCACTGCGAACCCGATGACCGGCTCCGCGTAGGAGAGTATCGTCTCGGCGATTATTGGGAAAACCTTTGAGATGGCGCCGAGCAGCCCCGGCAGGAACTCCCCCGAGAAGAAAGCGAGCGCGCCCTCGCCGCTGCCCGTGAATCCGCTGAATAAATCGGCGAGGAGCTGCCACACAGGGCCGAGCAGCGACTCGCCGCCGTCCAGCCACGTGAAGAAGTCTTCAAGGATCATCAGCGCGACGGTCAGTATCGTTATGAGCTTCCCGATCGGGCCCATCTTTATGAACATCATGAGCCCGGCAAGCGCCGCTGTCGCGATCTTCACCCCGTCAGGTATCATATCGAATATGCGCTTTATAGCGCCGAAAACAGCCCCCGCGCCGCGTATCAGCGTGGCGCCGAGCCTGACGATCCAGGACAGCGCCTGCCCGATCTTGTCGGCCCAGGCCGTGATGTTCTTCCCGAGGAACTCATTGAGCCCGCCTAGCGTTTTCCGGATATCCTGAAGCGGCCTGTCGATATACTTGAAAAGATAATGGCCGACCCACTGCAGGCCGGCCATCGCCGTTTGTTTGAGCTTCAGGAACTCCGTAGTCACTCCCCTGACAGACTCCAAGCCCTCGGACAGGTCCGGGAGCTTGATGCTTTCAGCGTTCGCGCGCAGCTCCTCGAACTGCTTGAGCAGCGCCGGGCTGGCGGCGATCTCGTCCATTGACTTGCCCATGACGTCGAGCGCCGACTTCGTTTTGAACGCTTCCTCGCGGGTCATGCCCATGTCCGCGGCGAACTTGCCGAGCTCGTCGTCGGATTTCGAGAGGTTGTTTATGAACTTTCCAAGAGCGAAGCCTGCGGCTACAAGGCTTGTTGTGACAATAGTGCCCGCCTTCATGGCCGCTTTTCCCCAACTTATCGAATGGTCGTTGATATCTTTTGTTGCCCTGCCCAGGTTCTTTTTCAAGTCCCGGGTCATGTTATCCTGCAAGCCGAGCCTTACAAGATACTCTTTGAGCACCATATTTGCCAAAATCCTCACCTCCTTTCATTTTGGGCTTCGGCGGCAGACTGGGCGCGTTTTTCATTTTCTATGGATACGGCCATCAACTCGTGGTAGTCCGCGAGGTCGTCCAGGGTGTATGTGCCGTCCCATAGCTCGCACTGCCGCCAATGCCTGGAGTGCACGGGGGCGAAGAGGTAGTAGTCGAAGTTTACCGGCTCAGCGGTAACGAAGAAAACACGGGGCTCATAACTGAAGCCAAGCGGTCTCCTTCGAAAAAACCGCCGCACCCGAAGAGAACTGCCTCACATACGAGCCGGAGCACGAGGACTACGTCATACTCGACATTCTGCACCCCGTATGTCTTGTTTGGGTTGAGAACCTGCGCCGGCCCGCCGGCCAGGAGCTCCGAGCAGCTCATCAGCGATTTCTCGATGACATACGACATGTCCTGCTCAGTAATAAGGTCGAGCGCCCGGGAGATGCTCTCAAAATCAAAATGCTGCTCAAGCTCCGCCATAACGCTTTCCTTCGCACCCTCATCGCCGGACACGGCCGTTGATATGACTGGTAGGAGGCTTTGCAGCATGGGCAGGACTTTCGAAATGACCAGCTTGGCGATGATCAGGCCGGTGACCGCGTTGTATTTGGTGATTTGGAAAGCGCGCCCCTCGACCTCGACGAGTTTCTGGGCGTCCCCGATCGTCATCATTTATGCCGCCTCCTTCATCCGCTGCGCCATGAGAGTGACGGATATCTGCTGGCCCGCCTGCTGGTACGAGGCGTCAGGGCGCTTCTGCGGTGATACGCCGGTGCATGTGTGCGTGACGCCCATCACCTTCGACGATCCGATGAGCGTCGCCCTGGTGAACTCCGACGACGGCGCCGCCTTGATATAGTTTATATACCTGCGTAGCCACTTCGCCGCGTCGGACGTCTGCTGCACCTGGATGACGATTGTGCCGCTGGACGATTCGATCTTGCTCGCCATGACGGAGCCGTCGGCGGCGGTATCGTGCTGCGTCAGGTCATTCGCCTCGGAAAACGTGATGGAACCGAGCCCCTCCCCCTGGAGGGAGAGCTGGCCCATAGCAGGGTGGCTGAGCACGCACGCGAGGTCGGCAAAAGAATATGTGCTATCCATAATATCTGCACTCCTTTCTTAGCGGTTGACGTCGATCTGAATGACGACGTGCTGGATGGCTCCCGCGAGCTTAACCGCTGCATAGATAGGCGGCGCGAGCCTCGCGTCGCGGTTTGCCTGTGATTGCTCGTCTACCGGCTCGCTCTGGATGACGTACCCGCCGGGTATCGCGTCCCCAAAGGCGAGGTTCAGAATTGGGGGGGCTTTCCAGATGCCGGGTGCCAGGAACCCGATACGCAGCGCCTTCTCCAGATCCGGCGTAAACGCCGCGATGATCATCAGGACGCCGTCTTCCGTCTGCGGCACTTTCCTCGCAGACTTCAGAAGGTCCATGACGCTGAGCTGGATATTGTTGGCCAGCATGTCGAGGTTGATTATTTCGTCGAACCACGCTCCGCTTGCCATCGTGCCCTGCTCAAAACCATCGAACTGCTGCCCCCGGTTGACGTAGTAGTTCCCGTTGGCGCCTTTCACGGCTTTGACCGTGTTCTCGTCCAGCGGGTCTACCAGCACGCCCTTAAGCGGCTTGTTTGCGATCGTATACGCGCTGTTCGCGAGCCCGGTGTTGGCGCCCATCGCCCAGCCGGCGACGGCTACTGACAACATCGGGGATATTTCCGAGTAAATGCCGAGGGAACGGTTGTAGTTGAGGCCCTTCATTTCCTCAAGCAGGCTGATGTCGTTTGTCAGGTAGAACATCGCCGTTGAAGGCATGCAGCCCTCTACATACAGCGCCGCCGCTTTTATGTCCTCGCTGCCGAACTCGCAGGTCGGCGGCACGGCGGGGTCGGCAGCCGGATCCCCTGGGTCAAGCACAGCGGGGAGCGCCAGGCATAACAGATACCAGTTCCAGTCCGCCTGGCGGCAGGCTGTGACGGCCTGGGCCAGCGTCTCGTTATCCGCGTCCCAAAAGCCCACGGCGAACTTCCCGGGGTTCGTATCCTGCGCGAAGTAGAGCAGCGCGGCTTTGTATTCCGGGCTTTCGTCGGTAAACCCGTCAGCCAGCATTGAATCAGTGCTGGAATAGGTCCGCACCCTTTGAGAAACGGGTATAACACCGCTGGTCCCGAGGAACATGGCGATATTGAACCCGGCTCTGACCGCGGAGCGCGGCGACAGGTTGACAATGATATTGACAATGTCTTTGATAGGCAGAACTGCCATAATAGAAAACTCCTTCCTTAATCCCGTGCTCCGGGTTATTGTTGGAAATTGATGGTAAAATCTTCGATGGGGTTGACGAAGCCGGGCTGCTCGGTCCGCACAGCAGAATAGAACGTAGCCGCCAAGTCATAGCGGCGCCACCAGCTGCCTTCCCGGATTTCGGGCAGGTACACGGCCGGCGGGATGCCGGCCTTCAGGAAAAAGCCGCTCTCCCTGAGCAGCTTCTGGATATCGTCACGGTACAGATCGTTTTTGATGCTCCGCGACCACTCGAAACCC